GGCACGACCAATCAGTTCTTTTACTGAGGGTACAGACGCTGCGAACCTTTGCGACCGACTCTATCCAGGCATCAAGAAAGCCACCTTGCAGGGCTATCACTGGAGCTTCAGCTTCAAGACTGCACAACTGGCGCGAACAATCAACACACCCGTAAACGAGTATTTGTACGAGTACGTTCTGCCGTCAGACCGTCTTGGCTCTGTTTACCGTGTTTACAACTCCCGTAGCGTCGGCGCTCAGACTGTGACCGACTGGGAGATACTGGGCGATAAGCTGGTTACGAACTACGAGACCGTTGTGGTTGACTATCAGTACCTAGTGGATGAGTCAGAAATGCCATCCTATTTTGTCCAATTACTCAAATACATGATGGCTTGGCACTTAGCCGAGCCTATTACTGACCAAGTTGCCAAGACGCAATACTGGCAGAGTGTAGCCGTTGGCTCTCCTGGCGAGAACAACCGTGGTGGCTACTTCCGTACAGCCGCAGGCATTGATGGTCAGGGAAGCCCGACTCAAGCCTTTGAAGACTTCAGCCTGATCGATGTGAGGTTCTAATGACCCGTGTCGTTCAAATCCAGACCAACTTTGCCAGTGGCGAGATTGATCCGTTGCTCCGTGCGCGGGTAGATATCAATCAGTACCAGAACGGCGCAGAACGTCTTGAGAACGTCTTAGTCCAGCCCCAGGGTGGTGTGCGTCGTCGTGGCGGTATGAAGTACCTCTACGAGCTTCCTAGCGGCGCTAACCCGCAAGATGGCACTCGCATCATCGCTTTTGAGTTTAGTGTCGCTGACCACTATATGTTGGTGTTCACTAACCAGCGGATGTACATCTTCAAGAACCAGACCTTGATTACAAACATCAATGGTACGGGCAATGACTACCTGGCAGTTACGGCTGTTACCAGTAGCATCTTATCTACGATGTGCTGGACTCAGAGTGCTGACACGCTGATTCTGACCCACAAGGACATCAATCCTGTGAAGATCGTGCGTGGGGCAAGTGACTCATCTTGGACGGTGAGCAACTTGGCGTTTGACAGTATTCCCAAGTATGCCTTTACGTTGTCTTTGAGCAACCCTGCGGCGACTATTACGCCATCAGCGGTTAGCGGCAGTATCACGCTCACGGCTGGCTCTGCAATCTTTAACTCAGGCTACGTCAATCAGTATATCAACGTTGAGCCACAAGGACGCTGCCGTGTGGTTTCATATATCAGCACAACTAAGCTAGAGGTTGTGACTGAAATCCCGTTGTTTAGCACCGATCCTATTGCTTCAGGCAATTGGGAATATGAATCAGGGTATGAAGACGTATGGAGTGTGTCACGGGGATGGCCTCGCACTTGCACGTTCCATGAGGGCCGCTTATATTTCGGCGGCTCTGCATCGCGCCCGTCAACGATGTGGGGCAGCAAAGTTGCCCTTTTCTTTGACTTCAATCCTGACCAAGCGTATGACGACGATGCCATCGAAGCAACGCTAGACACCAACAGCTTGAACATCATCACCGACATGATCTCTGGTCGGGACTTGCAGGTGTTCACAACGGGTGGCGAGTTCTATGTGCCGCAACAAGGACTTGAGCCAATTACGCCTGCTAACTTCTTTGTGAAGGCGGTTAGCCGTAATGGTTCGCGTGAGGGTATCCGAGTCCAGCAATTACAGTCTGGCACGTTGTATATCCAACGCCAGGGCAAAGCACTCAATGAGTTTCAGTATAGCGACACCACGCTTTCTTACATCAGCACCAGCATCAGCTTGCTGTCTAGCCATTTAATCAATAACCCGATTGAGATGGCGCTGCGTAAGGCAAGCAGTACAGAAGAGTCTGACTCTTTGTTGATGCTCAACGGTGACGGCACGATTACGGTTTACTCAATTCTGCGTCAACAGAATGTAGTTGCGCCAAGTCGCATCACAACAACTGGCTTGATTAAAGATGTTGGCGTCGATATTGAAGACATCTACGCTGTCACCAAGCGTACGTTTAATAGCGTAGACAAATATTTTGTTGAGGTATTTGATGCTGATAGCTATACAGATTGCTCATTCCAAGGCGGCGCGGCATCAGGCGCTTCTGGGTTGCCGCATGAAGCGGCTACGGTAAATGTAATTGCTGATGGAAGTGTTCTGTCTGATGAAGTTGTCACAAGTGGTGCAATAACGTTTGATCGCCCAAGCACAACAAGCTATGAGGTAGGGCTTGGTTTTACCGTAGTAGTAAAGACATTGCCTGTTGAGCCTCGGATGTCTGTTGGTGTGCGATCAGGCTTTAAGAAGCGTATCTTGGAAGTCAACGCCTTGTTGTATGAAACACAGCATTTGATTATCAATAACGTGCTTGTGCCAATCCGTACATTGGATACAGCAGGTACGCTGGATTCATCAACCATTGAGTTTACAGGCACTAAAGTGATTAACGGGTTGCTTGGTTACACACAAGATGCACAAATTACGGTAAGCCAAAACTTACCATTGAAGCTGACCTTGCTTGGACTTGAGTTCAAGATGTCAGTCTACGGGGGAACATAATGGCACAGATAGCCGCTTTTGCCGCCGCTAATGCAGCAACATTGCAAGCAATTGGAACGGTTGTTAGCGTTGTATCGAGCATCTCTAGCGCACAAGCGCAAGCTCAACAACAGCGTATTGCGGCGGTTGATGCTGAGTTGCAGGGCCGTACACAAGCATTAAGATACAAAGAGCAGGGCGTTGCCGTATTACAGCGTCAGGCGCAATTGGCTTCTATTGCCCGTGCTAGAGCCGCCGCAGGTGGCGTTGATCCATTGACGGGTAGCCCAATGACGATTCAGCAAGTTGACGCAATGCGGGCTGGCGAGGAATATCAAAAGTCTGTTGAAAACGCTGAGATGGCTATTTATGGTGGGCTGGCTGAATCGCAGAGCTTGAGGGCTGCATCACGCGCCACAATGACTACAGGCTTGCTGTCTGCTGGCGCAAGTGGTTTGATTGGCTTGTCTCAAGTTGGCAAACTGGCAACGCCAACAATACCGACGGTTGGATAAATTATGGCAACTATTCCACGTTATCAAGAACTAGGCATTCAATACGGCGAACGGCCTAGAACGTCTACTGCACTGCAACAAGCGCGGGCGACTGGCTTTGACCAGTTGAGCCGTAGCCTTGATCGCATGACATCGTATTTGCAGGGTGAACTTGAGACGCAGGTTAAAAAAGAAGCCATCAAATATGCTGTTGACAATCCAATCACCAGCCAACAGCTAGAGGCGGCACTGCAAGACCCAAAGGCTTTGCAGATCAAAGGCGCTGGCTCTGTATTCCAAGAGACGTATCAGGCGTATGCTGCCACTCAGTTGTCATCAGAGATGCAGTTGCAGGCAAGCGCAGAGTTAAAGCGTATTGAGCTTGCTGTTGAGAACAACCAGATTGACCCGATGGCTGCGACGGTTCAAATGCAAGACTTGCTTGATGGTCAGTCTGCATTGATGAGAGCGGTCAGCCCTGAGTATTCCGTGAAGCATCGTGCGGCTCTTGCTACGCTAGCGGCGACATCTCGCAACAAAATCTATGACACTCAGCAAAAGGCATATCTTGCTGTTGAGGGCGCTAAGTTAGACCTGGCTTTGGAAACATTGCCGCAAGAGCTAGAAGACATTATCAAATACAACGCTAAGTCTATTGATCCAGAAACAGGCAAGCCTGTTGATGTGCAAAAGCTGATGGCTATCAAATTGCAGCCGTTTGCCGACTCAATCACAAAGATGGGTGGGAATAAGGCATATTTTGAAAAAGCACTTAAAGAAGTTAGCAAAGCAAAGGTTGGCGCTCTTACTGGTTTGATGCAAGATCGTGAATTTGCACCCAATTCAATTGAAGCATTGAAGCGTATTCAAAAGGGTGACTATGGCGATCTGACATCAGTCTATAAAAGCCTAGAGCAAAAAGACAAAGATCAAGTTCGCACCAATATCCTCAAGGGATTCTCTGATGAGCAAACACTAGCTGAGATCAATGCCAAGCAAGTCAAGGCCGAAAACAAGACCAAAGCCAATGCTCTCAACGTTGAGTTGTTGCGTCCCAATACGTCAGTCAGGCGTCAACGTGAGATTGTTTACACATTGCTTGGCATGGATGAAATGACGGTTGAACAAGCCGACAAGCATTTGAATGGCGAAGAAGGCAAGGGTGATGTTAACCTGTACTTGCAATTAAATGACCAGATTTCTCGTGGCGTCTTGAGCAAACTTGGTAATTTGGCTATGTACAAAGATCGTTTAAGCAGGGCCGAATACAAAACACTAGGAACATCGTTGACTAGCACTCAGGGCACTCTGGCTGTCAAGATGATTAATTTGGAAGCTGGAATCCAAGAGAACGCCTTTATTGTGACTGAAGACCAGCAGACCAAGAAAAAAGAGCTTCTTGAGTTGTATCAGGAAGAGCTTAACAAGACTACTGTTGACTCAAAAGGTGTTGGTGTGTTTGTTACACCGACAGAGGCTGCTCAAGCGGCAATTGATCGCTACAACAAGTCAAAGAAAGATGACAAGAGGACTAAGGCTATTGATAAGGCTACACAACAGATTGCAAAAGTCTTAGGCGATAAAAACCTATCAATGCCTAAACTTCCAATTGAAAGCATTGATTTCAGCAAGATCAAAGGTTTGAGTGCTGACGAGGCAGCGGCTCTAAAAAAAGCCCGCGATGACGCGATGAAAGTAAAGTAATCATGGACATTGAAAAAGCCATCAACGACGATTATCAGGCGCTATTCTATCCAGAGCCTATGCCAGCCATGACGGGCACAGAGCCAGAAGGCTTGCCTATGGAGTCGCCCGCTGGTAGCCAAGCTGTCACGCCTGCTGAGTTTGCGATGGATGTTGGCAATCTTGGCAAAGGTATTGTGGCTGGCGCTATGGGTATTGTTGGCGACACGATCTCTATTGGTCGCGGCTTGTATGAGATTGGTCGGCGTGGTGGCGATGAAAGCGCATTAGATGCGTTTTTGAAGGGCATGGAAGGCCAGACTATTGCCCCGACGACTGAAGACATCAATAAGTGGATTGATGAGAATGTGCCGTTGCCAGAGCGCATGAAAGGCGGCTCAGTACCAGGATTTGTTGGCGAGGTTGTGGCCCCAGCAGGTGCGTTGATTAAAGGCACAAAAGCGGTTGCAAAAGGCGTTGGCAAATTGGTTGGTGATGTTGAAAAAATTGTTGAGCCAGCGCCGTCGATTGTCAATGCCCCAGATGCTGTATTTCAAGACATCACTAGCCGAGCCTATGATGGCTACCAAGTAGAGCGTATTCCAAACATTCAAGCCACTCGCAGGATCTCAAAAATTGTAGATCAGTTAGATACAGGCAAGATTGACGAAGCCACATTCCAAAACAAGGTGCGCTATTTGGCAGAAGATATGGCTGGCATTGCCGAGCAAAAAGCAGACAAGCGGATTATGACCGAGCGGGCTAGAGGCGCTGACATCATCCGCGAGAAGCTGATTAACGCTAGACGCACCGAGTCCATCGACACAGAGACTGTTGATTTTGCTTTGTGGGCGCTTGATAAGAACCCAAACATTGCAGATAAATTGGGGATTGGCGTTGTCACCAAAGAAACGGGAAATGCCGCTGGCGATTACAACCCCGCAGCTATGGTTATGCGGGTGTTTAAGGGCAAGGCAGATTCTGGCACGGCTGTGCATGAAATTTTGCACCATTCAGAACGCATGATGCCTAGCGAGATTCAGCAAGGGATTATAAATGAGTGGACTAAGCAATATACAAAGGCAATTAAAGGAGCATCTCCAGAACAACGCGCTTCTTTAGAAAACATACTTCCAGCTATGGCTGGAGACAAGGTTGCTAGACAGGCGCTTGATAAAGCGTTTGCTGATGGCATTTTGACCAAAGACGCGCATTACCAGTTTGTTAATCCTAGCGAGTTCTGGTCTATAAACGCTACTGATATTCTTAGCGGGCGTTATGCCGCTGATGGCAAATGGGTTGCCCAAGCTAAACAATGGCTTAAAGAAATGGTTGAAAAAGTCAAAGGATTGGTTGGATTGTCGTCCAATGCTCCAGTGATTAAAGCGCTAAATGAAGTAATGAACACTAGCGGAGAATTTCAATCCAAAAAGATGATAGCTGAAGCGGCGGCAAGCCCTAAACCTGTTGCAAATAGGGGTGGTTCAGCTACAATGAACAAAGAGCAAAAGGCTAAGTAATGGCAATAAAACCCATTGACATCCGATTGGATGAACTCAACCAAGCCAACGCTGATATTGACCAGCGTG